GTAACTGTGCAAACGCCCGTAGAAATGTTTTGCAAAAACAAAGTATCGCCAGCACTAAACAAACTTGTATTAACCGTGATCGTCGTAGCGCTAGCCGAATTCATAACAACTCGAGTGCCTTTATCGGCTGCGACAAGCGTATAACTAGCGGTCTTTGTGCTAACCGTTTGGTTGTAATCGTTTGCTTGTAGCGCATTCATTTGCGCCGCTGTTAAAACTTGCGCCGCTGTAAAAGTTTGGATAGCCATAAGTGTCCTTTACTTTATCCTAAAACATTGTCTGCATCAATGATGCCAAAAACAGCATCATTTAGGATCAGTTCATAAACAATGGTAGTTGGACTGGTAAATAGGTTTATTGTGTGCCCGGTAGCAAAATCTAAATAGTGCTCAATACCCTCAATTGCTAGCTCTTGCGCTAATTCAGTTGTGCCAGTCCCGCTTGCAAAAGTTTTTTCTATGGTAATTGTGTTGCCAATTTCTATTGTTGCTAAAGCTTCTTTTTGTGGGGTTGTAAGCATATTGAATTGGGTGCTTACGCTTGTGTAGCGGGCTTCAGGCTCAGGCTCGAGCAGATAAGTAGCAAGTGCTAAGGCGGCTGTGTCGTTGTGCAAAAGGCTTTCATTAATGTTTGTTGCTTGCACAAAATACAATGTTTGGCTAGCTGCATCATCTGCGGTTTGTGGGCTGCTACTGCCTGCAATGGTTACAGTTGCCCGGTTAATTACTTGATCCGCTTCAAAACTAATGCCTACCGCATTGTATTTAAATTCTGTGCCATCATCGTGAAAGTCTGCAATCGCAGCGCTTAGCGTGTTGCCTAATCTTGGCTCAAAAACTAAATCACCTTCTCGAGACATAAACAACCTGCCCTGCTCAGCTTGATTTATTTGGTTGCAATACTCTGCAACATTTGTGCCCTGAGCAACCGTAAAAGCCGCTGAACCGCCAAGTGTTTGTGTGCCAGTAGCAATGCTGCGTTGGGCAACCGGAAAAGCTACTTCAGGTAGATCTAGCACCGCTTCAAGCCGCTCACTAGATAGTTGCTCGCTCACATTAAATTCATCTAAAACGGTTTGTGCCAACAAATAAAACTGATCCGCGCAAAATACCGTAACCGTATCAATGCCACCTAAAGCAAAATTGTAGTTGTAGTTAATGATGTAGCCGTTAAAAATGTCTTGGGCAACATTAAGCGCATCAAAGCGTTGCAACTTCACTTTGCGTAAAGGCGCTAAACCGGGCTTTTCGGTTGTGTCATCCCAATATGGTGATTGCTCATCAAAAGGGTTGAAAATTCCTGATGTATCAAGCATTGTAAAAGACATTGTGCCCGCAGAAAATTGATCGCCTATGTCTTGCCTGCCGCGCCGCACTGCAACATTTGTGCAACCGTCAAGCACCGCAGCAAAATTTGTTGTGCCATCCAAAACATAAGTTGTGTTGTTTAATACACCTGCAATCGCATCATCTAAAACGAAAGCATCTTGCAGAAAACCTGTATCAATAGATAGTTGGTAGTTGCCTGATCCAACTACTGCAACGCCTGCCATTAGCTAATCTCAACATATCCGGCTGTGCGGTTGTAGGCGCGTAAAGCATCGGTAACGGCTTGCCCTACCTCAGATTTTGTTGCTAGCTGGCTATTTACATTGATAGTTACGCCGCCATTGCCCCCGCGTATGTTGCCCGGCACAAGCGATGGCGCGCTAACTGAAGTAACAGCGGGCATGCTTATTTGATCAGTAAAACTTGTGCTAATGCCTTTAACATCAGCAAAATTTAAACCTTTAGCTTTTAGTCGAGAATTAGCCGCTGCAAGAGCTGCCTCTACGCCTCGCAAATATTCTTGGGCATTAGATACGCCCGCCCCATAAAACTTTGATGCCGAAAGTTCACCAATGCGCTGAGCAATCATTTGTGTTTGCTCTACAAGTGTGTTTGCCCGCAAAACATTTTCTGATGACGCTAAAAGCTCTTTAGCAATAGCTGATCCGCTATCAATGCCGGCATCAATAACTTGCTGCAGCGCATCTTGAGACAATCCTGCAGCAAGTAATTGTTCAACTAGTGCACCAAATTCTTTTGTTTTGTCTGCCTGTTTTTGTAGCGCACTAAAAAAAGTTAGCCCGGCATCCTCGCCGCCTTCCTCAAAAGCTTTGCCAAAATTTAATGCATCTGTAATGACTTGGGCTACTGATCCGCTGAAATCATCAAATGCGCCCTGTGCTGTGTCTAGTTTGCTTTTAGCTTCATCAAGTGCCACACCCATGTATTCTTTTAATGCTTTGGCAGCTTCAAGAGTGTTTTGTTTCATTTTTTCTATTTTGTCCGATGCACCTCCAGTTGATTTTTCTAGCTCTTTTTGTTTCTTTGCAAAATCATCCATTGCTGTGATGCCTTTAACGCGAGCTGCAAACTCTCGACTAAATTCACCGTTTTGTTGCTGTAGTGCGCCTGTATAAGTTTTGGTTGCAGTGGTTAATTGTGTGGTAGCAACTGCCGCAGCTTTGTTTTGATTTTTAAATACAAGCATTGCGCCGCCAACTAAAACTAAACCTGCCGCAATAGTTGCTGCAGCAACACCCGCTGTGCCCGCTGTAGCAACCGCAGCCAATGACGCAGCATTAGCAAAATTTAGTGCCGTAGCAACAACCGTTACCGCGTTAGCAATCACCTGTGCAACCTTGTAAGCAACAATGGCTGCCGCTACTGACGCAATTGCTACACCTAACGCAGTAATAATCCCTGTGTGCTCGGCTGCCCAGTTGCCAAAAGTTACTAGCAACGGCAAGATTGCTTCAATGGCTGGCAACAATGCTTTTCCGATGCTTTCTTTGGCTTCATCAAGTGCTACCGACATGCGCCTAAATTGACCTTCAGCTGTGCCCGCTGCAACGGCAGCTGAACCACCAAAAGTTTTGCTAAGTGTTGCCATTACTTGATCAAGTGATGCGCCATCTTTGATCATTGTTTTTAGCTCAGGGCTAAGTTTTGCTAACGCTTTAGTGTTGCCCCCATAGGCAAGCGCAAGACTGTCAGAAACAGTTTGCAGATCAATAGATGTAGCGGCGCTAATGTCGAGTGCTAGAGCAAGCGCTTCGTTTGCTTCACTTAAATCTTTTGTGCCTCGCGTCAAACTTGCAAAAGCCGGGCGAAGCTCGCTATCAGCCACCCCCAGTTGCATTTGCATTGAAGCAATAGATGCCTCAACCGCTGCAATTTGTTCATTGGTTGCACCTGTAACATTTTGCAAAGTTTTAGCTAACTGGGCTTGCGCGGCTTCATCCTCTATAGCGGCTTTAACCGATACCGCAGCAACGGCAGTGAGCGCCGCTAACGCAGCAACGGCTGGCAAAAAAGCTTTTTCCATAACAAAGCCAGCTTTTTGGCTATTTGTTTCAAGACTTTTAAATTCAAGTGCAGCTTTCTCAAATCCTTTACTGTCAAGGCTCGAGATGATTGGGATGTTAATTGCCATAGCGCACCTGCATCTTGCGGTTAATTGCGGTCATTACCTTTTCAACAATAGCCAAAACTTCACGCTCTACCGTTTCTTTGTGCATCTCTACAGCTGGATCAATAGCGCGCGGCTCAAGCCCAACTTCAGCATTTAGGTTTGTAACAAAAATGCCTTTTGTGTTTCTGCCTGCATGATCATAGATAGCGCCTGCAGCATCTTTTTGTTGTATCACCATCAATTGATATGGTTTGGCTTTAAATAACACATTGTGGCTTTCACGCGGATTTGTTTCGGGATCAAACTTTTCTTTGAAAGTAACTATTCTTTGCCGTTGTGCCGCAGCGCCTACCTTGACTTTAAACCCGGCTCGCACAGTGTTGTTATCCCAATAAACATCACGCCCTTTGATTAGCTTGCTTTTAGGCATTTGTGAAAGCGGCGCACCGTTGCCTTCGCTGTTACTAAAATTAGGGATTAAATCTCGAGCGCTTACCACTATTTTTTGCCCAGCTGTAGCAATGTCTTTTGTTACCTGCCTGCGGTATTTTGGATCAAAGCTGTTTAATTCTGTCAATGCTTCTTTAATGCCATGTATCTCAATACGCGCCGAGTATGCCATTAGCGCGCTTTGTTTTGTTTGTTAAGGATCTCTATCACAGTGTTCACATCATCAAATTCAAATGTTTCAGCACCCCAATAGCCTGTGGCAACCAAAATTTCAGCGAGCGCATACCTTATTGATCCTCGCCTACTTTTGGGATGTTTTGATCAACTACTTCAATGTTTCGCAGTTTGTCAATGTAGGTATCAAGTGTGGCTGGCACAGTAATACCGGCTTTCTGTGATGCTGTGTAGCAAAGAAAAGCTAAATCCTCAACACCAATACCCTGCGACATTTCGCTGGCTTTGCGTTTATATTTTCTTTCCCAAGCAACCACAGTTGCCAAATTAGTTTCAATTGTTTCCGTGTTGCCATCCGTAAATACGGCTTTCAATGTTAATTGCATTTAATGTTTCCTTTCTCGGGCAAGGCTACGCTCTCGCGGTCTTGCGTTTGTGTTTCTCAGCGGCTCAAGCCGCAAGATCATGTTGTGGTTTTTGTTAAAACGCCGCCCGCAAAAGTTAGCGTAACGGTTGAAAGCTCACCCAAACTTGCAGAAATTGGCGTGTGGCTTTCCAAATATGCGCCTACCAAAGTGTAAAAAGGATTCC